TTTAAGTTTTTGGTTTTCTTCTTCCAAATATTGAATCAACATAGCGACATAGATATCTCGTTCCCAAGGTATCATATCTTCAAGTTCAGTAAGACTATACTTATGGTGTTGTATCAATGAAAAGTTAGTCTTGTAGTAATTTTTTAAGTCATCATAACCAAGTATTAGCCGAAAAAACTTTCGAGGCCCTCCACATCCAAGTGGTGTTCAAAACCACACTTGGAACATTTCATATCAATCTTCTTAGACAATTTAGGAATACTATTAAAAAACCTTTCCAGTTTTTCAAACTGTTCTTGGTTCAACTGTTCAATAAATTCAATCATTTCTTCTGTTGGAACTTCATTTGCATAATGGAACTTGTTCACCATCATAAACATATTCAATACAGTTAGCCAACATATTAAATGTGATTTCTGTAATATCTTCTAAATCAACAGAATCTTTGACCAATCTGAATGGTGGATATTTCATCTTAACAGAAATAGTTTCTGTCAATTGGATTTCTGGATCAACATATTCTTCCTGAACAGGTAAGACTTCAGTTATATTGACCTTTGCCTCCATGATGTTACCACAAACCTTATCATCAACTTCATTGTTGCAACGATATTTCGATTCAGATATTTCTCCAACTGATTTTGCTCTTAATTGTAGGAAATAATACTCAATATCTATGATTGGTAATTCATCAATATCAACATCCTTTGACAATGTGCATACGTTCAAAATTTCTCTGACATTATGTTGAATGGTTTTGGCATCAGAAGATTCCAATGCCATCATCAAAGCCTTTTGTTCTCTGACCAAGTATGGTCTATATTTTATATCTTTTTTGGAAACAGGTAATTGCAACTCATATGTTGGCACTTCAAGTTTTGGTAAAGCCATAATAACTCCTTATCATCATTCATTAAAATTTATTGGTGAATTCACAGCATCTGCCATAGAATTAAAACCACTAGACAAACCACTTCCAAGAGAACCTCCCAATCCACCAAGAGAAGTTGCTACAGAGTCTAAGCCGGCATCTAAAAGATCCATACCCAAACCTTGTAAGGAAAGATTTTTCCAGTAGGTGTAAGCGAAAGTAACTGTCAATTTATGATAACCATCACCATTCCAGTCCAAATCTAATTGGTTCATAGAAATAGGATATGCATCCAACAAACTTACTGTATATGTTCGTTGATTTGATGTATCATACTGATTAATGGTTAGTGTTGTTGCATAATTTTCTTTGTAACGCATGTTGTTGTTGTATGTTGGATTGATAAAATTCAACCAACCGTCAAAAAGAAATTTTTGTGACATATCTTCATCAACAATGAATGTCAAATCAATATCGTTGTATGTTGTTAGATATGGAAATTTTTCTACTGGTCCATATATTTTTTGTTCTGTTGTTGAAAGATTTTTACCTGGCAAGTTTGCAACTTCACAACGATATTTCAAAGTTCTTGCCGTTTTTAAATATGGCAATAGTGTTAGTGGTATAGGGATTTCAACATCAAACCTATTGGTTCTTGCTAAATCACCAGAAAAACTAGATTTAAATTCGCTAATTGTAGCCATTTAAGAGGTCCTTATTTCTTGTATAGAATCTTGCCAAACTTGTTTTGGTTGTGCATTTTTAAACTGATGCACTGGTAAATATGTAGCCACATCCCATTCGTTAGGTTCCACAGCCAATATCCTAGACTTTATGTGGGTATAAAGATATCGTTTAAGACAAGGTCTAAATTCTTTCAACTTAGAGGAAGCATCCAGGATTGGATAGGTGATGCGGATTCTTTTAATCTCATCATCTTCGTTGTAGATTGCAAAGTTCAATAATTTTCTCAGGAAAAGAACCCTATATCGTAACGGCAAATAATGTAGGTTTAATCCTATGAAACCATCTGGTAGTCTTTTGAGTGGTAATACCAATGGAAATCTATCATAATATGGTAAAGAATCTTTACCTTTGGCATCATACACAAAATAATACATACCCCCCATCAAAAATTTCTGACGGTCGCCAGGTCTTGTCCATCTATCTTTCTCTTTTGTTATCGGCACAGAAAGACGAGTTGGATTTCTAAGTTTTGCAATTTTTTGCATTAACCAGCGTAGAGATTCACGACTCATCGTTGGATGTTGAGCCTGAATTTTTTCTTCTGTTAATGTCGTGAGTATGGATTTTGTTATCATCGGTTATTTAGTTACAGTCCGAGGTGGTCTTCCGTAACTAATTTGAATTCCCAACCTCTATCTAAACAG